CGCGGCGCTGGCCGTCACGAACGGCTTGCCGCTGGCGTGCATCACGTCACCGGCTTCCAAGCTGGGGGCCGTCGGCGTACCCCGGCTGCGTACACCATCTGCCGCGCCGTGCACGGCGCCCGGCCCCATGCCCGCGACGAAGCCGAGCGCGGCGTTGCCAAATGATCCCGCGAGCGGGTCCAGCTCCATGCCAGCGCCGGCGTTGATGCCCTTCTGTGTGGCGACGCCCTCGCCCACTTCCTGGACGGCTTCCTCGGTGCCGGCCAGGCCTGCGCGCCCGAGGGTCTGCGCAACCACGCCGCGATCGCCCAAGACTCGGCCCGCCGGCGAGAGAATGCGGCCCGTCGCAGCACCACCCAACGCGGACACGGGCACTGTCCGCACAAACGCAGCTTCCTCGGCCTCTGCTCGAACACGCGCGCGGGCCTGCTCCGGCGTCGCGCCCTTCGCGACTAGGTCGCGGTAGGCGGACGAAGCCGCGGCCAGCTGTTCATCATCCATCCCGTCGATGGTTTCGCGCGCCTGCTCGATCGCGTTGCCCCCCCCCTGGGCACCACCCGCCGCGGCGCCGGCCGCCATCCGCGCACCGATACCCAACGGGCCGGCCGCGGCGGCCGCCGCGATGGGAAGCGCGCTGCTGCCCAAGGCATTCATGCCCTGCAGTAACAGGCCCGAAGCGGAGGGATCGCGGCCGAAGGTCCAGGTGTCAGGTTTGTCCAGATCGCCAGCGGGCTGCGAGTCCGCCTCGCGGCGCTTCGCTTCGTCCGTCCGAGAGTCCAGGACACGCTCACCCAGGCGATGCGTGGTATCCGCGGCCCCTTCGAACGGGTTGGTCGGCACATCCAGGCCCGCGTCAAAGGCTTGGTTGAGCGCCGTGACGCCCACGCGGCCCAGGCCTTCTGCCACCTTCCCGACGCCTCGCACGGCGCTGCCCGCTCCCTTGATGGCGCCACCGGCCAGCGTCTTGGGGAAGTCGACAAACTCTATGCCGCCAGTCTCCTGTTTAGGACGCGCGAAATCTGCGACCCGAAAGGAGAATGCCGCCGGCGCGCCCGTGGTACCGGCAGGTGCCTTGGCGTCCGAGAATTGCACGTCCAGGTCAGCTCGCACGCCGTCACGACGTGCGGCAACCTCGTCCGCGAACTCGATTCCGTCCAACAGGTTATCAAAGTTGGCCATCTGCACCCTCTACGTTGTTGCGCCCCATCGCGGCGCGCGTGATTTCTGATCCTTCCGTGGCCCGCGCCCAACGCTCCGCGGCTGCTTGCTCCGCGGCTCTGGCCAGCTCGACGTCGCGCTCCGCCTGTTGCAGGCGTGCGGCATGGGCGGCGCGTGCCTCCTCACCTGCCTTGAGGCCCGGAGGCTTGGTCCGCAGCTGGCGCACTACCACCTCGGCTTGGCGCAGGTCGGTACGCGCGGCATCCAGCTGCGCACCTTCCGCGCTCTCCGCCGCCGGCGAAACTGCGGTCGTCGATGGGCGGGACGGCGGGGTTTGGCGAGCCGCGGCGTCCGGCGCTTTCGCGGCAGCTGCTGGCGCCGTCTGGGCCTCGTTCGTGGCGGCGCCGGTCGAGGCCGGAACGGTCTGCAGCCGCGTCCGGATCTGGTCCTGAACTTCCTTAGGCACGACTGATACGGGTAGCCGCACCAATCGGCCCTCGTGCTCGACACCGAAGCCGAACTGCCGATCCCCCAGCTTGATGGGCACGATCGAAGCCGTGCCTTCCTGGACTTGCTGCGACAGATCGGCCAGGTTGCCCGGCGTCAGCACTTCGCCGGCGGGCGTACCGGCATTCAGCCGATTGATGTTTTCACCCACGCTGATGATCCCGCTCACACGTTTGCGCTCGTCCTCGCCCAGGGCTTCCAGACTGTCCACCTTGTTGATGCGCATGACGTGATTGGCGAAATCCTTGTCGGAAGTGACCATCTTCGGCTTGCCCGCTTCGCTTCCTTGAGCGCTAGCCCGCATGCCACCCTTGCCATCAGGCATGTACAGCGTCTGATCCTTGCCCAGGATTCGGGGTTTGCTAGCCTCCTCGTCCTTGCGCAGCTGACTGGCCAGCAGCGCCTCCCGGCGCTTTTCCTCCGCCTGATACAGCAGCTTCGCCTGCTGCGCCACCATGGCCTGCTGGGCCTTCGGATCGCTGATGCTCTGCACGAAGCTCTGCAGCATGTGTTCGGTAATGGGCTGCTGCACCCGCTTTCCCGTGGCGGTGTCTACGCCGACGAAGTCGTACAGCGGAGCGCCGCCGGCCTGCTCCGCTCGCCGATTGATAGACGTCACCTCGATGCCGCCCGGCATAAAGCGGTTCACGAAGGGCACAAAGGAGTTCGGGTCACCGGTCAACTGGTATCGGCTCTGCGCAGTCGCGAACGCCTGTTCCCTGTGCTGTCCGACGAATCGCTCGCGGTCGGTGAGCAGTTCCATCGCACGGCCTGGCTCTCCCAACTCCAGAGCCTTGCGGTAGGCCCGCGTGAGACCGTCGGCGACCTGGCCGAAGTCCCCACCGCCGAGGAAGTCACCGACGTCCGGGCTTTTTTTTTCCGCAGCGGCACCAAATCGGGAGGCACCTTGCCGCACAGCGGTGCCGTTCCCAAACTGCGCGCCGGGCGCGAAGTCGCCCAGGTTGACGGTGGTGGGGTCCGGCCCCTGGCTCAAGATGGGTATGCCCGTGGGGTTGATTGGCACCGGCTGCAAGCCGCCCACGTCACCCGACGCCGGACCGCCCGCCACAGCCTCGGGAACCTGGATCCGCTCAAGACCAGCCTGCGCCGGTCGCTGCGAGCCATCGCCTGCCAACGCGTCGGCAATCTGCTTGTCAGCCTCTCGTGCCCGCCGCTCCTCAGTAGCCCTGTTGAAGGCATTCCCGATAGCCATTCCGTTGCGCAACCCGTCGGCGAGGCCGCCCGCAAAACTTCCAATTCCAGCCATCTCAGATCCTCTCCAGTCCAACCAACCCCGCCGACAGGTCGCCGGCCAATGCCGACGGCAATGCGTCAGGCTCCTCGCGCGCTGGCACCGCAACACGCTCCAATCCAGCTTTCCCTCCGCGCTCGCCGCCCGCACGCCGCTCCAGCCTCTGCACCTTCTTGTTCAGGGCGCGAATAGCCGCATGGTGCTGGCCGCTAACGCTGACCATGTCCAGACCGATGCCGCCAGGCGCAACCTGATCGCCGAACTGCGCCTGCATGTCTTCGGCGTAGGGGCCGGTATGGCGCCCGCCATCCGCCACACCGTCCTGGTACTTCCAGCTCTCCACGGGCACCTTCGTCAGGCCTTCCAGGGCCGCGTCATCGTCCACCGGCGCACCGTCCTCCTTCAGCTCCTTGGACGAGAAGGCCATCGCCCCGGCCATCAGGCCGGTGCCGATCAACGAACCAAGCCCAGCCTGGCTGGACGAATTCGCCTGCTGCTGCATCTGCATCTGGCTCAAGCCCAGATTGCCCATGGAATTGAAGGCGCCGCTGGCGGTGCCCAGGAACCCCTGCGCGGTACCCGCCGCATTCCCCTGCGCAGTCTGGCTCCCCATGATCCCGGTGGCCGCATTTCCACCAGCCAGCGCGGCCTGGGATGCAGCGATCCCGGTACCCGTCTGGTTCCGCCCGAACCGCGCCGCGTTCTCGCGCAGGCTCATGCCCAGCAGCTTCGTGTTGTTGCGCTCCCCCGTCACCGCGCCGGCCGTCGCCAGCGCGCGCGCATTGGCCTGGTCGTTCATGGCGTCAGCGCCCAGGCTGCTGGTGGGCGAGACGCCCATGCGCGCCATTTCGCGCGACGTCTGGGCCTGGGCGTTGTCGAACTGGCGGCCGACAGTGGCGGCGGCCAGACCCTCGCGCCGCGCCACTTCCTCGGCGCTGTCATAGTTCATGGCCTCGTCGGCCATCTTGTTTTCGATCGGCTGGAAGACGTCCTTGTATTGCTGCCACTGGTCATCACCACGCGCGGCGTTCTTCTGGCTCTCGGCCGCCGCGGAGTTCAGAAGCTGCTTGTAGGTCGGCGCAAACTCCTCCGTCAGCTTCTGGTTCCAGTCGAAATTTCGCTCGGCCAGGTCTTGCGCGCGCATGCCCAGCTGCGCGTTCGCTTCCTGCGCCCGGCCGACGGCCGGATCCTGCTTCACTTCCGTGGACATGCAGCCCATGTCAGTCCCCTCGCGTGGCCATCTCGGCCTCCAGGTTGGTCAAGTACTCGGGATAGGGCTCGGCAAGCTGGCGCAGCTCGACGCCCACCTGGCGCGCCCAGGCCTGGCCGCCCACCAGCAGCGCGCTGTGCGTCACCAGGTCAACGTAGGAGGCGCGAAGCACGTAGGCGGTGCGCTTGGCGGGCACACCACCGCCGCGCTCCAGCTCGGTCGCTATCTGCCAGTTCGTGATGGCGTTCGCCAGCACGGCGTTCAGATCGGCGAAATGCGCGCGGTAGAACGCGTTGCGCGGCAGCAGGACCAGCGCCTGAAACATGGCACCATGCACGTCGGCGTCACCGACCACGTTGTCCCGGTCGACCAGGTCGTCGTAGAAGTGCGCCACCTGGAACATGCCGCGCAAGAACTCGACGGCGGCCTCATTGCCGCGCATCCAGCGCAGCGCGGTGTCCTGCGAAAAAAAAGGCGCGCTCATCGGCGCGCTTTCTTGGGAGTGGAACGGGGCTGACGTGGCCGCGCGAGCGGCGCAGGCGCGGGCTCATCCCGTCTGGCATATGCGGAGTCGATGCACGGATCAAAGCCGGTTGGTGCCGGCGCCGCGTCGCCGGCTTCCGAGACCAGAGGCCGATCCTCCTCGTCGCCCGCGTCAGGAGAGCGCGCAACAGTTTCGGCGCGAGCGGCATCCACTGCTTGTTGCGCTACCTGCATCACAGTCATGATCAGACCATAGGCGAGTTCCTGCGTCAGGCGGTTCCCCACATTGGAGAGAATGGCACTTTCAATTTGCTGTTGCATCACGGTCCTTGTAGAGGGGTGGTCAGAGGATTCCCGCCACGTCGATGATCGAAACGTGACAAGTCGGCTCGTAGCTGATGAAGTTGTTGGCGTTGGTTGGGCTCCAGCCAAAGATCGGACTGAAGCGGTCGGTGAAGCGAGCGAAGAAGCCGTTGGCCGTTGGCAGAATCCCCTCGGGTCGGATGAAGCACTGCCAACCGCCGCCGGCGACCGGATAGGAGTCATAGCCGCGGCGGACGAAAGCCACGTTGTATGCGTACTTGCCTGAGACCAAGCCGTTGTAGGTCCAACCATCGCGATAGGCCTGACGGTATGCGGCGTAGTAGTTACCGATGACCACGCTACCGATGACGTTCAGAGGACGCTGTGCAGCCGTGAAAATCTGGGCGGCGCCTTCATTGAAGACATCGAGATAGCTAGATTCCACAGGCCTGTCGAAGACGTAATACTCCGCCGAAACCGGGCCAACTCCCAACGAAAGCACCCCATCCTTGTGAACAGCCGTCACGAACTGTGGCTCACTCCCAATAGGCCGAAAGAACACGACAGGATCTGATGCTGCGAGAGACACGGAGCCGTTCATCACCCCTGCGTGCCGCAGGAACATCGTGATGCTCGGTCCATCCACAATCAGCTCGCTAAAGGCGTTCCACACCTGCATCCCGGCGGCCATCAGCGCACCCCGTAAACGATCTTGACGGGCCTGCGATCGCCTGGCACGCCAGCAATAAAGCTCCAGGAAATCGTCGTGCCGCTCAGGTTGATGACCGGCGTACTCTGAATCGCTCCGCCTTCGCCTGGCGACAGAGTGGCGATCCAGGCCACGCCCTGCGCAAGCTCCGGAATGGTGACCGCCCCGTTGGAGGTCCCCGTGTTCACGCTCCCGAGCTGGCGCCCTATCCGGCTGGTGTACGACACCAGCGTTGCTCCCGAGGGGCCGTAGGTTTCAAGACCCGCTGGCATTACCAGATCCCCAGCCGCACACGCAGCACATTGTTGCCGTCGAACACCAGCAGCAAGTTGTCGCGAATTTCTAGCCGTGCTCCCGTGGCCGCAGTCCGCAGCAACCCGATCGTGGCCGTGATGGCAGACAGCGATGTCACGTTGAGCTTGTCCGCCGTCACTGAGTTGCCGGCCAGGCGCGCAACGTTCAGGTATCCCGCGGTGATCTTCTCCGCATTCAGGTTGGCGATATGCCCGTCCTGCACTGCGGCGAACTGAATATTGGCCGACTTCACGTAGGCGTCTGTGATGATGGCCAGCCGCGCAGACAACGACGCGACCGTCAACCGGTCCGCGTTGAGGCTATTGACCGCGATGCGATCGCCGCTCATCTCACCGAAGGTGATCTTCGCCGCGGACAGGTTGGCCACCTTGGCATCCGTGATGACGGCGTTGCCTAGCTGCAGCGTCCCAATCGAGCCGTTCGCGACGTAAAGATTCCGGATGTAGATCCCCGGCGGCACGGGCACGCCGTTGATGACGGTGGGCTCATGGACCTCGTACAGCAACGCCTTTGGGTCGCCGGCCGCCGACAGCACGTCTATCAGGTAGCTGGGGTCCAGCGACACCGTGCCTTCCTGGCCGCCCACGGCGTTGAACGGGCCAACCTTCCCGCCGCCGGAGATGTACCGGATCCAGTAGAAATAGGTCACCCCACCGGCGCCGCCGACCGGGTCCGCGTAGACCCAGCCCGTGGTCTGGCCTACGTTCACGGCCTGCGCCACATTGTTATTGGTGCTGCGGAAAATCTCGGCATAGCCGAAATAGGCAAAGTTCGGCTTGTCCCACTCCAAGATGACAGTGCCCAGTCCGGGCGTCACCTTGAGGCCCGTTGGCGCCGGCGGGATACCGTCCACCACGGGCGGCAGCGAAGGCTGGAACTGGCCGCCAGGGTTCTTCACCAGGATGGTCTTGCCGGTCGTGCCAAGCATCGTGACGATGCCATTCTCGACAAGGTCGCCCCAGGTCACCGCACGGTCCACCGCCTGGCCGCCCTTCCCGAAGCGCGTCTGCAGAATCTGCCGGACCTGCTCCATGGCCCGCGTCGCGGCCACGTTGTCCGGAAAGCGCGCGCTATCCACCGCGGGTAGCTCCGCGTAGCGAAGGCCCGTTACAGAGGAAGTCGCCATCGTCAGGCCGCCGTCACGTTGCCCAAGGTGGACGCCACCGTCACTTCCGTGACCGCTGCAGCCCCACTGACGGAATACTCGAACTGCCGCGCCCGGTAGTTCCCAGGCAGACGGAATGGGCGGCCGTTCAGCGCCTGCGCCGAAACACGCACCTCCCGCGGACCCGTCGACGATTCGATAACCGCCGTCAGTTCAAACTGCACCGGGTAGGCGTCGGCAATGACTTGCGCCGCGCCGATGTTCTGTGGCCGCTCGAGGATGTAGCGTTTGCTCAGATGCCGCATCGCCAGGCGAGCGCCGGCCCCCTCCCACTTGTGCACGGTGGTCCCGCCCAGCACCAGGAAAAGCTCGTCGCGGCGTCCGTCCGAGAAGCTGGCCGTGGCGTGCACGTCCGTCCGCGTCAGACTCATTGCGCCGCTGGTAAGGTCGAAGATCAGCCCGCCGCGCGCGGCGCCGGTGTCGTACCAGCAGAAATATCGGTTGTCGTGGACAGCGGCATGCATCGACTCGGGCCGGTACGCCTGCCACTGTTCGCGCGTCAGCAGCGCCTCTGTCACCAGCGACAAGCCGCCGGTCGGGTCCACCATGGCCAGGCCGTCAGGGGATGCATAGACCACACCTCCCTTAAACGGTTTGATGGTGCGCTTCGCCACGCAGGGCTGGTGGCCTTCAAGGCGCACAGGCGTCAACATCACCGGATCGGCCTGGGTGGCGAGATAGGTGTCGCCCTTGGTGCATATGACCGTGGCCTGACCCATGATCGCGCCACCCACGATTTCATCGGCCACAGGCGAAAAGTAGGGCCAGCCGTAGGGCTTGAAGACCTCCGACCGGCACACGCGCTTGCCGGAGAATCCAACCATGAACCCTGCCGGGTGCGCCATCAGGCCGAATAAGTCCGCCGGTGGTGGCACCAGGGAGCGCTCCGGCAGCGCTTCGCCCAGCAGGGTGAAATCGACCTTGTCGTTGAAGGCCACGGCGCCGGCCGGAATCTCCTTCCAGAGGCGCAGCACTGCAGTCCCGGCCGCGTCCGTAGTGGACAGGTACAGCCGTTTGAGCTGGATGTTGTACTCGCCCGTGGGCGGACCCTGCAGGTTGAATACGTTGATAGTGTCGCCCGTGGCAGCATCAAACGAGTCCGTCACCTCATTCGGCGGCCCTTCTTCGCCCCAGGCAGAAACGAAGGTGTACGCCAGCAGGCAGGCTTGCCGCTCGAGGTTCGCTGGGGGGTTCGGCTGGGACGTCACGATCACGGCGGCCGGCGCGGTTGCGGCGGGAATTCCTAGGCGATACCAGGCGGACGGCATCTGCGCGCCCGCGGTCGCCATAGTCGAATCCGTCACCCGCGGCGGCTGGCCGGCCTCGGTAAAGTAGGTGCGCTCCTGCGTGTCATCCGGAATCGGCCCGCGGGCCACGTCCGTGTCCTGCCTCCAGTGGAACCAGAACCGGGAATCGTCATCCAGGCTGCGACCGAATCGGTAGATCGCCAGAATCGGCGCAGCCTTCGCCAGCGTCGCGACCTGGGCCGGCGCCCGGCGCGGCACCAGTGAGCCGCGCACGACATTGACATTCAGCATGTCCTGGCTGGCGCCCGGCGGCAGCAGGTGCGGCTCCACCCTCGGCAGCATGCCGGAGAACGCCTTGACAGCTTCCCTCATGCCTACCTCGCGCGCGCTGCCGGCTTGCCAATCGCCGCGACGTTGCCGCGGGCACGGAACACCAGGATCGCCAGCAAGACGGCCAGGCCCAGCTGCCAGGCCGACACCGTGCTGTGGCGCACGGCGACGTCCAGGGCCTGCCCACCCGTGAAGACGAACATCAGGTAGGCGACCACCGCCATGCCCGGCCGGTAGCGCGCGCCGCGTCGGCGATAGCAGGCCAACCGCAAGGCCGTGGCGAAATTGGCGACCACAAAAAGAAGGGCCACCAAATGGTGGCCCGTGATGGCGCTGCTCAGGTCCGCTGGTTGCATGTCAGCCTCCCCTCTTCCAGAACGTCAAATCGCCGGCTTTGATCTTCTCGATCAATGTCAGGGCCAGGGTAACGGCCACGGCGGCCACGCCGAACCCCGTAACAACGGTTTCACGAATGCCGACCAGGCTCCCAAGTTCCGGCGCGGCGAAGTAGCCGATCAACCAGGACACCAAGCCGTACACCAGGCGTTTTGCAACACCCAGCTCGTTGTTGTGCAGGATAAAGACCGCGGCGCCGGCGAATGCTCCGATGAGCGCACCGCCGTCCACCCCAGGCAGCATGGCCCCGAATAGGATCCCTGACGCCGTGGTCGCGGCCGCGCTTATTCCGCTGGTAGGTTCAGCCATTTTTTCTCCGGTGTGGTGGGCGAACGCCCTAGGTTCTAGATAATCTTCGCGGCGCTGATGAACAGCTGATCGAGATAGGCATCGTCCCATCCCATCACGCTGGCCATGTATGCGATCGTCGGGCTGCGGCGCTCCCACGTGATCGCCCGCTGATAGGCAAGGCGGTACAGCATCGGCGTCGCTACGTCATTAAAGTGAGCTTCCACCACGGCCAGGTGACCGGCCGCGTCAAGGGCCGCCAGCCCTTGGAAGGGTGTGACGGAGGTGGGCACCGCAACTGAAGGAGCTTCCGGCGGTGGCATTTCGCCCGGCACCAAAGTCAGCGGGACATCCAGCTTTTCGCCATGCGGCGCGTAGAACTCGCGCCCAGCCGCGGATAGCTCGACTCGTACGTCGTCTTCGAACTGCCAGTAGCTGCCCGCCTCAGGATCTTTAAAGCTCTGCATTACCGGTACTCCATCCAGGTGACGGTGTCGATGTTGTAGGCCACAACCGCGTAGTTTTGACCAGTGGGGACAATGGCGGACGCACCCACTCCGGCGCCCGTCATTGCTGCCGCCCAAGCCGGCCGAGTCAAGATGCGACCTTGTGACAGAATCTGAAAGTTCGCTATGTCACCGGTCGTCACCCCTGCGACCGCAACCTGGATGGGACGGCCAGTGGAATTGACGTAGAGCGTGCCATTGGGATTGCGGCTGCCGGTCACGTCGACGAGAGACTGGTTGATCCCAAACGCCGTATTGATGATGCTCAGCAGGTTGACGATCTGCGCTTCGTTTGCCGTCTTAATCCACGCTCCGAACGAACCGTTGACGGTGGATCGCCAGTAGACCTCCGAGTCCAGCGTCACGTACGTCTGGAAAGCCGTTACTGCGACCACCCCTCCTTTCTTCACGATGAGCGTACCCGCCTTGCCGACTGGGTACCCGGTGCCGGCTGTGGCGCCAACATTCGTGTCCTGCCACCACGTGCCATCCTCTGTGAGCAAGTCCAAGTTGCTGCCCGAAGCAGAAAGGCGGATGGGCGTGCCGTGTAGCTGGTATGCGCCCTTAGAACTCGCCCACTCGGCCATCCCCTTGCCGTTCAACCACACGGCGCCGATGTCGCTGGAGGGAATCTCGTTCACGTTATAGGGATGGATCGATCGCCGTAGCAGTCGCCTTTCCTCTGCCCAGCCGGTATTCGCTGCATTGCGGCGCTTCAACCATCCCGTGCCCGTATCCGCCCAGCTCATATTGGGCAGCAGATTGGCGCCTGCCACCGCCGCCGGGTCAGTCGCACCAGAGAAGTCTGTTGCCACGGTGACGAAGTTGTCATCGACTTCATCGGCGGTCAGCAACCGCGCCAGCATTCGGCGAAGAGTAAGCTTTTGCGCCATATCAGCCTCGCACGTGCCGAAGGGTCCAGTTGACCGTGAACACGTCCTCCGGATCCTTGGTCTTCGTCCCGAACGCCGTCCGGTTCGTCATCAGCCCACTCGAGGCAGCATTGAACAATCCGGCCTCCCGCCACTCTCCAGTCGCCACGCCCGCGCCAAAAACTGCTGTGTAGGTACGCTGCGCACCGGGACCGGCGATGGTCACAGCCTGCCTCGAGCCGGCAATCTCCGCGCCCAGCGCAAGGTCGGTACCGCCGGCGGGCGCCGCGGATCTGCCCGCCGCCATATGGGAAATCGGGGGAACAGCCTCGCCCGCACACCGGGCGGCGATGTAGCCCAGGCCACCATCGACCCAAATGTTGTCCACGATGAAGCGTTCCACAACGCCGGTTTTGCCGCGATGGGCAATAATTTCGAGACGACCAAGCGCGCCGGCCACGCTTCGCTGCTGAGCCTGATCTTTCATAGGTCTTGTTTCCTAAAAAGTGATGAGTTCGCCGACGTATGGGCTTTCAACGTAGCCCGTGGCGTAGGTCTGCTTATGAAGGGATACATCGTCCGCCGCCGCGGAGCTGTCCAGGAATGACCTGGATAGACGCAATGCCAAAGGGTCCACTGCCGCGGCCGCGTCGCGCAGCTCGACCTGCACCGTTGCTGTGAGGGAATCGATGCTCACGCCCGTATCCACCTGGGGGTAGCCGAAGACGACACTCTCCAGGGCCGTTGCGGAAGACAGCACCGAAGCGGCGCTGCCGACGGAAAACGCCTCCACAGCACCCGCCGCGTCCAGCCACGCGACCATCTGGCCCAAGGCGATGGAATCCTGCGCTGAGGCCAGGTCGGTCAACAGCGCTGTCCGGATCAGAGAGAACACCTCTTGCGCTGCAGCCGCATCAAGCAGCACCGGACTCATGCCGCGAGCGTCCAGCGACGCCTGAACCTGCACTGCCACCCATTGCGGCAGGGCCTGCATGAATGCACTCAGCAGGAAAGGCCCTCCCACATACATGGGCTGCACGTAGCCGTCGGCATAGGATTGCCGGAAGTCGATGCCGGGCACTTCGACGCGGGCGGTTGCCCGCACGATTTCCCGTTCGACGTGCACCCCGCCCGTGGATTTCTTAGAACTGGTCACGAACCTGGAATTTCAGGATGCCGAAGGCGGTCTGAATGCGGCCGTCAGGAAACCGCGTTTCGACCTCGGCCTCAAACTCGCCTGCCGTGTCCAGCGCGGTCTGCGACCACTGCATCACCACGCGCCCGCCCCGGCCAGGTTCTGTGTAAGGCGGCGTGAATTCAATTTCCTGCGTCTCCGGGTTCTGGTACCCCGCGATGGGAAATGCGCTCATCGTCGCCTTCACCTGCTCGCCTCCAACTTCGCGGAACAGGACGCGCACTGCGGTACCCGCGCCGGACACGTCAATCGGCAGGCCGGTCCGCTCGTCCGTAAGCGACAGGATGAGGTCGGGCGCGGTGTCGCCCTGCACCAGTCGAATCTTGGTCGCAGCCATGGCTATTTCTGTTCGTTGGGGCTGGTCATTGCCTTGGCATTGACGTCGCCGGTGAGAGTGGCCTGGCACGCAGCCAGGTGCTGGGCGGCGCGCTGGTGGAAGGCTGGCACTGTGTCGGCCTCCTTCAGGAAGGCCCGATACAGGACGTAGTCGACCAGGGCAGGCGCGTACTCACCCTCTGCCGCCAGTTCGACATTGCCCTGATCCTGCATGACAGGGACGGGACGCTTCGCATAGGACACCTCGACAACGACGCCGGCGCGCGCGGGCGGATAGACGTCGAACTGCCCGGGGCTGCGCTCGTCATAGAGGAAGTGGCGGACTTCCATCGCCTTGGCCTGGCTGCGCCAGTTCGGCCGCACACGTGCCAGCGCGCCGGCGTCCGTCACGGTAATGGCGCGCTGGCGCGGCGCCGACACATTGCGGGGGACGTCGAACAGCAAACGGGCTCCGCCCGGCAACTGTTGCCGGTAGCCCTCGGCGCAGGTGAAATCCTCGGTCACCTCGTAGATGTCCGGCCGAAGGCGGTAGGCTTCGAGGCGGCCGTCGCTCAGCCACATGGGCAGCTCAGCGGCTTCCCAATACACCGCAGCGTTGTCCTGCAGGATGGTGCGCGCCCGGTCCAGCACTTCGGATACTTTCATCGGAACTCGTCTCCACCAGTACGCATTTGCCGCTTGACGAAGCCGCGCGCGCCATCGTCGGCCAGGACGTTGCAAGCCCGGTCAAAGTCGGCCAGGTATGCTCCGGCCCTGCCCGCGTCCGCATATCCCGCCTTGTGTTGATGCAGGCGCGCCAGCGCACCGTTCGCCAGGTGCTCGGCGTAGAAGTTCAGCAGGACGTCGGCCAGCTCCCTGGCGGTGCGCGTGGGCGCATAGGCCACCTCCAGACGCAGCGCCCGCGGCGCCTTGACCGTCAGGGATGGCACCAGCTGGATGATCCCTGGAAGGCGGCAGTAGAACCGGGAGATTTCGGCCGTGGTGCCGACTTGGCGCCAGGCCCATCCGTCCGGGAACATTTCTTCCAGCTCGGGGCGTGTTGCTGATGTCAGCGCGCCCTCGGGCAGCCAGGCGGCCATCACGCCCACGATCTGCGTGTCGGCCTCGGGCGCGTCCAGCTCATACTCGGTCGTGCCGGGCACCAGCGTCACCGGATCAAGGAAGGTCCGAAGTAGGCGCGTGCGGGTGCAGAACTCGATTGCAGCGTCGACGATCGCGTCATCTACTGCCGGCGCCGGCGCGCCCTCAACGAACGGCACGACGAACCGCTCGAAATCTGCCAGGGCCGCCATTTAGTTCGGCTCGCCAGCCGCGCGCGAGTTGGCCAGGCTGACGATCTGCTGGATCATCTCGTCCTTCTTGAGGCCGTTGTCCAGCTGGTGATTGAACTGGCCCAGAGAAAACGCAACCAGGTCTTCCTTCTTCATGCCCTGCAGATTCGGCATGTTGAACGGCGGGATCTGGGACTGCTCGGTCCCTTGCCCGGCGGCCGTGCCAGTTTGCGGCTCGGTCACCACCAGGCCGACGCGGCCCGGGTCTTCTTCTGCCTCGTCCCAGGCTTCGCGCCAAACGTCGGGGTATCGGATCAACTTGCTGGCGATCAGCGGCGGGACGAAATGGATTTGGTTGGCAAGCCACTCCAGGCCGGTGCCGGCCACTGTGTCCGTCTTCCGTTCCTTCTTCCCGATGTACATGACCGGGATGAGATTGCTTTGCTCCATGGGAACTCCCAAAAAAATGGGGCCAGGCGGTTACCCACCCAGCCCCTGAACGCCGCACCAGGCGGCGAGACAGCCCCGAAAGGATTAGGCGACGCCCACCATTTGGCCGTTGACCAGTGCCGTGATCTGCGGCGTGCCCGTGAAGGCTGCGCCGCTGACCGTCGCCACCAGCTTGACAGGCTGCTTGAAGGAGATGGGATGGGCCTTGGAATCTACGATGCCGGCGGTGGCGATATCGGCACCGGCGAGCCAGACGTCCAGGTCGGCCACGGGGCCCGCGGACGCGTCGTAGGGTTCGAAGCCGATATCCACCTTGACGCCGGCGCCGGCGGCATCGGCGATCAGGCGCAGCGCCGTCACCACCACGCCAGCCGGGATGACGCCCAGATAGACCTTGTCGCCGGCCGCGGCAGCGCCGCGATAGCCGTAGGTTTCCACCCAGGCATTGCCGAAGGCCTGCGTGTGCAGGGGCTTCGAGTTGTAGTCGGGAGAGTAGCGATCCATGAATTTCTCCAGTTCCACCGACAGCAGGCGGCCCACGGCCGCCCGCCGCCGATCAGGTGTTGAGGTTGACGGCGGTATCCAGGGCGATCACGCCGTGGTCCGTCGGGATCTTGTTGCCGCGCGCGTCCGGCACCGAGAAGCGGAGCTTCGCCTTGCCGCACATGACTTCGCCCGCGACCTCGAGATTGCGCTCGAAGTTGTAGCGGTTCTCCATCCAGTTGGCGTAGGTGTCGGAGCCCTGGTTCTTGCCGTAGACGTGGGCCAGCGCCTGCGCGCCCAGCAGCATGCCGCGGTCGACGGCGAATCCCGGTTGCAGCGTCGGGATGGTGACGTCGGCCTGGGCCGCGGTGGCCTGGCCGGCCTGCGTGCAGTACTGGACCGAATCGCCCGGGTTCAGGCGGATGGCGCGGTCCATCTTGCGCACCAGGATGTTGTGCCAGATACCGGCTTCCCCCGTGAACAACGGGTGCTTCTTCGGGCCAGTGAACGACGAGGCGCGGTTCCAGGCATTCTGGAGGAAGGTGCGCCACTGCAGGCTGTTGGCCGCCGTGTTGGTCAGGATGCTCTGCCACATGCGGTTGGTGACCAGCAGCAGGTACAGCGGCTCGTCATCGGCAGCGGCATCGCCCGCGATCTTGATCGGCTGGAGCTTGAACTCCATGTCGTCGATGATCGCGCCCAGGTGGTCCAGGTGTTCCAGCTTGAACGTGTCGGTGGTGTCGATCGCGCCCAGCGCCTGGCCGCCCTGCACCAGCGACGTGCCGTCGGCGACCCAGTGGCGGTTGAAGGTCGGCGCCTTGACGGGATTGATCATGATTTCGGCGAAATCGGGATCGGATGCCATGGGCACCACCCAGTCCGTACCGACCTGGGAGCCGCGGGTGCCAGCCAGGTGCACGATGGTGGACTGGTCGTTGAAGCGGCGGAACCAGCCCTGCAGGTTCGCCATCGCCAGGCCGCGCAGGTTGTGCACGGTGCGCTGCTGGGTCATCTTGCCGCCGGCGTCGACCACCTTGGTGGCCAGGTCGATGCGGATGTCCATGCTGGACATATCCAGGCGCTCGCCTTTGCCCTCGGCCTGCTTGTCGCCCATGATCGGCTTGCCGCCGGTCTGGTTGATGAGGTCAACGCTGACCTGGTCGCCCTGGGATTTCGTCAGGTCGGTCACGCGGACGAGCGGCATGTCCGGGCTGGTCTGGCCTTTCAGCTTCGCCTCGGCCGCCGATTGCTTCGGCGCCGCCCCGGTCAGGTTGTTCATCAGCGAGGGCTGACGTTGAGTGTTGGCGAACAGCGCCGCGCCAAAAACCTTGCGCGCGAGCGGCGAGCCAACGGGAACAGTAGTTTGGGACATATAGCCTCCAGTTCGTGAGGATTACGAAGAGAGGCGCGCCAGCTGCGCTTCGATTTCATCCGGCGACATATTCATGAAGTGGTCCGTCAGGGCGCTGCCCGACAGCGCCGTCATGGCGTCAGCCTGGGAACCGGCGGCCGGCTGGCCGCCAGGAATATCGGAAAGCGTGGAAGGACCCGATGCGGTCGCCTGCGCCTTGGCGACGGCTTGCGCAACGCGCGCGGCTTGATCGGCTGGCTGCTGTCCGGCCGCGGCCTGGGCCTGGCCGGGCAGCTCGATCGTGCCGCGTTCGGCTTCGTACATTCGGAGGGCCGCATCGAACCGCTCGGCGAGCGGCTTGTCCTTCCATGCCACGCGGCTGCGCAGCATGGAGTCGATATCGGCAACCTCGTTGAACGCGGCCGGGTCAGTGGTACGGAGGTGGGCGAGTTTCTGGTTTGCCTGGATGGTGTCCTCGACGGACACGATGGCCTGGACCTGCTGTTCGCGCCGCGCGGCCTCTGCCTCCTCGGCTGCCGGCCGTCCGGCGTCCACCTGGCCGCGCAGGTCATTCACCATGGCGATCAGGTTGTCCATCCGGGCGGCGACATCGGGGGCTTCTTCGCGCAGCTGCTCCAGCAACTGCTCGTCGACGATCGTGGAAAGATCGGCCGACTTGGTGGCCTTGCCCAGATGGGCCGCAGCCTGGTCCAGTTCCAGCTTGGACGTCAGTTCCCGAACCATCTGCTCAGCCCGGACCGCGCGTTCGCGCTCCTGCTGCAGCACCTGGTACGGAATGGCGTGCTTGCCGTCCTTCGTCAGTACAACGGATTCGAGCTGTTCGCTCTGGGCGCCAACAGCTGGCGCCCGCGTCCCTTCCTCGCCGGTACCGGGCGCTGCACCGCTGGTATCGCCCTTGGGGTTGGCGCCGGACGCGGCATCCGCGGCGGCTCCTTCGGTCGTGGTGTCGTCGGCGCCGATGGTGGCTTCCTGCCCACCAACCAGCGCGGCAAGCGCCTCTTCCGACATGCTGAGGGGGTCGCGCAAAACCTCATCGAGGTCGGCGATGGGAAATTCCGTCGTGTTCTCCGTGCTCATCTCTTCCTGCTCCTAGTTTTCGGATAGGTCCGTGGGTGGAAACGAAAAAAGCCCCCAGCGATTGCTCGATGGGGGCTTGCGGGTTGCCCGTATCCCAGGGCGGGGAATCTGTGTGACGCTACGCGGCCGCTACCTGCTGACCGCCAAGGCGGGACCGGACTTGGTCGACCTCGTCGGTTAGTTGAGCGAATCGCTCCTGCAGCTGGGCGCCGCCGGTCGCCGCTTCGGCGCGGATGCGCGCCCGGACGGTCTCGGCTTGTTCGTGCATCTCGGTCTGCTGCAGGCGGGCCTGCCACTCGGTCGTCCGATCGGCCAATTGCTGGCGCAGCTTCTGCAGTTCTTCCTCATAGCGCGCCATCGCGCCGTCGACCTGGCCGACCGTATCCGCGTCGCCGGCCGCGCCGGCCTCGGCACGGATGCGCTCGGCCTCGGCCAGCAGCTTCTGTGTGCGGGCCTGACGCTCCTCGATCTTGGACTGAGCATCCTGCATGGCGGCCTCGGCTTGCGCCGCGGCGGCCTGGCTGGCCTGCTGTTTCGCCTGCTGCGCCTCCGGCGAATTGGGATCAGCCTGGATCCCCAGCTGCGACCGCAGGAACTCGGCCATTTCCTTGCGCTTGCCGAAGTCGGACATTTCCAGCGCGAACGGGATCAGCAGGCCCTGCATGTTGGGCGGCATGGACTTGAGGATTTCCGCGAAGGCAGCGAACTGTTGGGCGCGATAGGTAGGCGTGCTGGGCACGTCGGTCAGGGCGACCTTTACCGGTGCCGTCTGAACGTCGTTCTCCTTGTAGGCCTGACCGGTGACCGGATCCTTGCGGGGAATGTTCACGATCACTCGGCGCTTAACCGTGCCGTTGTCGACCAGGATTTCCGCCTGATCGGTCATGTCTTCTTTGATGAGGTCCAGCAGCGCATTGCCCACGCCGCGGCGCGCGATGCGGTAGTGGTCGTTGATCTTGGCCAGGGTCGTGACGCCCTGCTCCACCAGCGACTGGATGGCCAGGCCGGAGCTGGCATTGGACTGCTGACCCATCATGGCGGCGTACACGCCAGCAGCTTCCTGGATGGCCTGCTTGCGCTCCTGCATGATCTGGAACTGCTGCTGGGATAGTTGCTGGTTGTCGTCGACGGAGATGGCGCCCAGCTTGTTCACGCGGCCCGGGTTCATGACCACAAAGGCATCCGCACGACCCAGCTCCCGGCTCACGTCCGACACCGAGTTGTATTTCGGGTCGAACGCATCGGAGTCGACCGTGGCGCGCCGGCTACTGAGCAACCACATCATCTTCGCGGAGCGTGCATTGACCTCGTCCTGCGGCGAAATCATGGCGCGGATCAGGCCATAGGGCACGCCCGTCAGGTCTTCCCGGTACCCGAAGAACGGTACATACGGGAACCTACGCCGGTTGGTGCCGCGGTCCAGCACTCGAATGGGGCCGATGTAGAAAGCCGAGCGGATCTTGTCGTAGACCGCCAGCTTGGGCTGCACGGCACCCGACGCGACCAGTGCGCGGTGCACCTGGTTCTTGTCGTTGAACTCCAGTGTCCGGCCGCCGGGCAGTGACAGCACCAGGCCGCGCACCCAGACCCGGTACCAGACTTCGAAGCACGTCACGACGCGGCGGTCGATGTCGCGCCAATCAAGGTCATCCCAGGTCGTGCGCGTGCCTTGTAGCGCATCGTTGAAGAAGTCGGCGGACGCCCGCGACTCGCTGGTCAGGTAGTCGGCCCAGTCCCGCCAGTTGGCCGCGGCCAGGATCATTTCCCGATGCTGCGGGAAGAACGAGGCGATATGGTCAGCGTCGTACCGCTTCTTGCGCACCACGTACCGCGCATCGCTCCAGTCCAGAGCCTTGCTGCGCCAGTCCCAGAACATCTCAGACCGGTGCACGCTAGTGACGCGGTATGGATAGTTGAAGGGGTTGCTGTCCCTGGACACTTCAACCACGCCCAGGCCTGCCTTGATTTGCCCGGCGTATGCCTCAGACGTGGCGGTGTCCGCCTGCGTCTCTCGCTCGGTTTCGTGCATCTTGGCCGAAAGCGCCTCGGCGACGTCCTGGTACTTGTCATCGTCCCCGCCGACGCGCCAATCGGTGCGCGTCTTGGCCTCCATGCCCAGCACCGCGTTGACGGTCGGTTGGATCAGGTTCGTCACCAGCGGGCCGAGACCTTTATCTTCCAGGCGCGCGAGCGTATCGGCGTCCAACTGGTTGCCGTCGTAGTAGTCGCAGGCCTTGTCAGCCTCGCGGCGCCAGGACGGCTGGTCGCGGATTTCCTCCAGCCAGCGCTCCAACTGGGTGACCGACAGCGCGCCCGGCTCGGCCGGCGCCTGGTCGCGGGCGTGCGCGGTCGCGCCGTCGTCGCCATCGAGGAGGCGGAAGCCGGTAACGGAAGTGTTCATGCGCGCCAGTTGTCCCGGTGTCGTTTGAAATTGATGGGCACGTTGTCGCGTGCGTAGCGGAGGGACATCACGCCGTAGCGCGATGCGGAAATGACGTCGTCATCGATCTTCACGATGGCGCCGTCCTTGCGGTGATAGGTGCGGTACTCGGATAGCCACAGCTCCAGGTGGGAAAACACCTTGAACCGGCCTGTAACCATCCGGTTGAGGATGATCTGGATGCCCGCCTCAACCCCGTTGGAGCCGTCCTCAAACTGTGTGCGCTCGGGCAGCATTGCCACACCCTCGGCGATATATGCGTCGCGCATCGGCGTGCCGGTGTCCTTCTGCGCCTGCAGGGCGTCGTGCGGCCAGGCCACCGGGATCCAGCTTCCACGGCCCTTGATAGCGCTGGCATGTACCGATACCGGCTGTTTCTTGGCCGCGTACACGTCGTACACGTAGACGATGTCCGCGTCCTGGTTGTGGGCCAGCCAGGCCGCGGCCGTCGGGTGATCCCATCCCAGATCCAGGCCGCAAATGCGTGGCCAGCTGTCCGGGATGTTGAACGGTGGCACCACGATGCTGGATTCCGGTACCGGAAAGACCGCGCCGGAGCCCAGCACGGGCCTGCCATACGCGCGGGCCTCGCGCTCATGCTCCGGGTAGCTGGCCAGGATGGCGTCGGCCTGATCGCGGGTGTAGTGCTCGGCATCGTAGATGCCCATGAACACCACAACCGTGCCGGTGTGCTTGTCGATCAGGAACCGCTTGACCGTCGCCGACATGCCCATCAGGGGCGTGAAGGTCATGTACACCGGGCCCAACGTCGTGTTGGTCCGGGTGATGGCCTCCATGTAGATGTCGTGTGGCGGCTCCTCATCGAGCCAGACGAAATCCAGGGTCTCCGCCTGGAACTTTTCCCGGCCCTGCTCGTAGTTCCGGAAGCCCAGCACGCTCTCGCCGGCCTGGACGTCACCGCCGCCGCCATGGCGCACCACGATCATGGACACCGCGCCCGGCACGCCGGCCAGCGGCGCTGTCTCTTTGATCGCGTCCGCCGGGATGGCGCCAGTGCCTCGATCACTGTCCACACCAGGGCGGCCCAGCAGCAGGCGCTGCATGCCGTCGCGGGTCAGTGCAGAGGACACCGAAGCCGCCCAGCCCGCGGTCGGCCGCTGGAATGCCTTGCCTTCCCACCAGTCCGGGTAGCGTCCGGTCAGGTGCATGGACGTCTCGTAGGCGCCCGAATAGGTCTTGCCCAGTTGGTTGCCGGCAGAAAAAAGGCGCTCGCGGTATACGGCGCCTTGTGCGTGAAACTCCCTCTGCTTCTCGTAGGGGCGGTAGTACTTCAGCCGGTTGCGCTTGGCGCGCCAGGCTCGCTCCTGCAGCGCCCTGGCCAGCATCAAACGCGGATTGGACATCAGTGCATCGTGGCCCCGGCGCCAGCGGCGCGCAGCTGGGCGAGGACGGTTTCCACGGGCACACCTTCCAGTTCGGCAATCTCGGCAGCCGCCTGAGCAATGGTTTGATCCAGTTCGGCGTCCGATTTCTTGTCCAGCTCGCCCAGCCGCAATTCCTTGCGCTCGACGAACATGCCCAGGTGCCGACCGATCAGCTCCAGATTGGGCGTCTTGGGCGCCAGCTTGAGCGTGAAGTTGCCGTTGCGGTCCCAGCTCCAGCCGATGATGCAGCGGCGGACCTGCTCCGGCAGCAGTTTCAGATCCCGCGGGCTCGTGATGTCGCGCACCTCGCCCGTCGTCGGATCGGTCACCACCAGGTCGGCCGGGTCGTAGAAGCCCATCGCCACCCACTCGGCCAGCACGCGCTCCGCTTTCACCTCCAGCTTTTCCGAGAGCTTGTCGCGCATGGCCTGGACCGCCGCAGCGACATTAGCCTGCGCTAGCAGCCGGGACGCGCCACTGACCGCCGCCGCGCCTTTCGCCTTGTAGGCCGCCTCATACGCCTTGGTCTGGTTCAGGAAGCCGCCGGCGGCGAACTCATCCACGAACCGACGCTGTTGCGGCGTCAGGGCGGTATCCGCAGACACCACGCGGCGGGCGGCGGTCGACAACGTGCGTTTCGAGCGCGCAGGCGTCTTCCGCGCCTGCTTGGGCGCTTTGGATTTCCTGGTGGGCATAAGGCTGATTGAGTAACAGGTTGAAATACAATGACGTAGCGCTCTGTGGGAGCACTGATCAGCTACGTGAGGGAAAGGATGTCGTTGGATGACACCGCCGAGAAAGCGCGGCGCAATTTGGTCGCCGCTGCTACTGGCATCATCGCAGTTTGGGTGTTGGGAATTCCACTGGACGGAAAGCTCATTGGAGCGATCAACTTGGACAACGTCCAACCTTGGCGAGCCTGGTTCTGCGCCACGACCGTTCTTGTCTACTTCTGGTTGCGATACAAGCTATCCCCCAAACGCATCGAAGCTCGGGATAACCACCGAAACCAGAAAGAGGTCGACAGAAAGGACGTTCAAAATAACTTTGCTGTGGGGCAGTTCTACCGCTTCCTCAGCGGCAAACGCTACTGGATCCGCCTCATTGACATGCCAACTGCACCAGTCGGCATGATTCCCTCTCCCGCCACAGACGTGAAATGGACCACGGAGTACTCGGCGGGCAAGATAACTTTTTTGTGGTACCTCCGGCCTACCGACGGTACTGAGCCCATCTTCAGCGGAGCACCTATCGAACGGGTAGCATTCCGAGTGCAGTGGCCGGTTCGCGCGGCTCGCGGTTTGTGGCACCAACTCCGACGAATTAGGAGTCTGACCTGGAATAGCCTCGAGGTATCCCTCCCCGTCTATCTGACGAGCGTGGCCCTGGCTATCTGCCTCTGGAAGTTAGGTGGAAGCCTCTACTACGACTGGCCCTTCGTGCGCCAGTTGCTTTCGGCATAAAAAAACCCCGCTCGGTTTCCCGGCGGGGTTCTTAGGCGCACTGATGACCAGTGACAGAATGGGGCCGATTTTGCGGGTTCAATTCTCAGAAGTCAAGCAGCGGCCTCCAACTCTCCCACCATCCCGGCACCACGCAGCACCGATTCGATCAGCTCCATGGCGCGGGCCTCCTCCCCTTTCTTGCCCTCCTCCACGGTACCGGAGCCCTTGCGCACGATTCGCGCACCGCGCAGCCAGATCGTGATTTTTCCGTTCTGATCGGTCACCGTGCGTTCGCTGATGCCGGCGTGGATGGCCAGGTCTTTCAGCAGCACGCGGCTGCGGTTGCCTTTCTCGGCGAAGTACCTGGCGACGATGCCGTCGCGCACCGCGCGGTTCACGATGTGCCCGGACAGAACGCCGCTTCCCATGACGCCATCGGACACCGCGCGCACCGCGGCGAACCAGTCCTGATCCCAGACAGAGCTGCGGCAGCACGGGCAAGGTGTGGTCTGCGGGAGAAAGCGAGCCTCCAGGATGCGCTGGTGCAGCGGCGTGAGCGCCTGCAGCTCGCGCAGGATGAATCCGGCCTGCGCTGCGCCGTCAACGCCGGCCAGGCCGCGGCCAGTACGCGGCGTGCGGTCCGCCATCTTCACCATGGCGGGCCTGTCCAGCGTGCCGTTGGAGTAGTTGAAGGCGTAGGTGAGGGCCTGGTGGGCACCCTTGAAAAGCGGTTCGGACACTGTGCGCTCCTGGCAATCGGGAAAATTCTGGGCACCGGCCAGGCCGGCGGGCTGATCAGTCCTGGTCATGAAATCCGCCAGTGCGCGCGCGGCTGCCGCCGTGCATCGAGTGCATGCGCGGCTGGGCGCCGATGCGCTCCGCGTTCAGGCCAAGGGTTGCGGCCATGCGCAGCGGCTTGCGGCTGGCAACGCCGGGCAGCACTTGCACCTGGCCGGCGTGCACGGGGGTAAGCGCCGGCGCCATTGGCTCAGGTTCTGGGGTGGTGGTGCTGGCGGCAGGCTCTTCGGCCGCAGTGCTGGATTTCTTCCCCAGCCACTGCGCGTATGCCTCCGGCTTCGTCGCCCCGACGCCAATGCGCATGTCGCCGGCGCACTCCCACCATTCCGTGCCTGGTGGGCGGCCGGGCCACAGGCGCAGCCGCGGGCGGATTGCCGGATGGACGGGCGCCTGGCCCGGGCCCGTGGTTCGCCGGCGCGGTTTGGCCGGCTCCCCGCGTTGCCGGCGCTGCTCGGCCTGCACGATCTGCCAGATGCGCTCGGGCGTCACGCCGAACTCAACCGCCAGGTCGGTGGGACGCTCGCCGGCCAGGCGTCGGTGCAGGATTTCGGCGTTTCGTTCGCTGGTGCTCATGCTTGGCCCTCCACGCCGAACAGGACCGATTGCGGGTCGTAGGTCAGCAGCGCGGTGACGGTCACCTCCAGCCTGCCGCCGTGCTCGTCGGGTTCGGCGCGGCGAGCGTTGATTTCGCGCACCCATGCGTCATCCTGGAACACCACGTCCTTGAGGCTGTCCATGACCACCTTCTGCGTGTTGTCCAGGTCCAGGCACTGCACGGAATCGTCCCAGGACGCGCCCATCTTGCGCTGGCGCGTCTTCCAGTCCTGAGGACGGTTCGGGTACAGCACGAAGTCAACGCGCACGCGACCGATGATCGGCTGGCGAATGCCGCACGCCTTGGCACGCTGTGCCACCTCCTCGCGGTAGGCCAGGGCCTCCTTGGTGACGTAGGTCGTCGTGAACGGCTTGCCACCACCACGCGGGGCGACAGTGCGGCTCTGCCAGTAGCGGTTGGCGCTGATCGGATACGGCAGCACCAGGCTGTGGGATTGGGTGGGCATCAGGCTCCCTCGCTGCGCAAGTCGCGCAGCCATTCGATACGCGCCGTGGCCTTGGCCTCCGGCGCAGGTTGAAAGTTGCCGCACACGCGGCGATACAGCGGGCTGACGAAAGTGCCCGGGCGGTCGGTCATGCTGGCGCAGCGCCCTAGTCCGACAGCCGCAAACTTGGCGTTGTCGCGCAGCGTGAAGCGATCGCAGTAGACGCACTGCACGGTCGCGATCACAGGTTCACCCCGTAATCCGCGCGCAGCCGGGCTTTGTCCTGGTCGGTCAGGCCTGCCGCGTCGATGACCCGGGCCTTGAACCGCCAGAACTCCTCGCCCTCGGCTTGGAAAATCCCCAGCTCCGCGCCGCGGTCGGTGATGCCCTGCGCGCTGGTGACCCATGCCTGCCGGTCGGCCGCCTTGGCAGCAGCCGCGCGCTTGGCGTCGACCTTGCTGCCCGCCGTGGGCGGGTTCAGCACCTTGGCGACGAAGATGTCCAGAAAGCCGGCCGTGATTGGCCCTGCGTCGCCGGTCGCGGCGCGATCGGCCACGGCCAGGAGGTAGGCCTCGACCAGCTGTTCACCGGACACGCCCGCAGCGATCCAGGCGGTAATGCGCGGGTCATTGCTCTGCGTGCCGCGTGGCTGCTTGCCACGGGCCATTTCCTGGCGCCGGATCCAGACCGCGATCGCCATGGCCTGTTCCTCGGCAGTCTTCCCGGCCAGCTGCGGCGGCGGGGCCTCGCCCTCGCGTACGTGCGCGCCCGCGAGAGACGCCGCCGCAGAAGGAGTTTGTTTTATCTGTTCTTGCTCTTGTTCTTGTTCCTGCTCCTGCTCTTGGCTTCGGAGGGGCTTACAAGGGGCTTCAAAGGGGCTTACTTCCGGACGGTCGCTAAACCGCTTCGAAACCATGTGAAATGCCACCCCGTATTTCTCGTAGAACGGCTCCAGATAAGGGTTTTCGGGCAGTCCGTCATACTCGCGCTGGATGCCCTTGCAGCGGTTGTCTTTGGCCTCCAGTTGTGCCGCGATCTGGTAGCGGGCCATTTCGACCACCCACACCACCATGCTGTCCTCGTCAAACCGGCAAAACCCCGCTTCGCAGGCGCTTCGAAGCCCCTTCAAAGCCCCTTCCAAGGGGAGTCCGGTATCGGCCGTGATGTAGGCCGGATTCAGGTGATACAAGCCCAGCATGTTGGCGTGCTGGCACGTCATCAGGTACATGGCCACGATGACCGCCTCAGCACCCTTTTGCTTCAAGGCTCGACCCGTGCGCCCGCTCCAGAACTGCGGGCCGACCTTTGCGTATTCGCGCATATCGAGCCCCTCCTACGCCCGCCCGCGGTCGCGGCCGGGGGTTTGCCACTGCGCGACCAGCAAGCACGCCAAAGCGCGCGCAATCTCACGCGTCAGGAGCGACTCCAGACGACCCGGGTCCATCGTCATCAGCGCTTGTGTCGAAATTGCGTACGCGACAGCCTCGCGCCCAAGACGCACGGTCATGTGCACCTGCCCACGCATCGTGGAGAAATCGGTGTCCGCCACCAGAACAGCCATCTCGGCATACAGCAGATCGGTATCCATCGAGGCCGCTGATGAATGACCTACGAACGTCGGTGCAAGCGACCGCAACGGGACGCGCGCTGGGTACCCACGCTGAATCTCCTGCTCCATCGACGAGAAGTCGTATTCAGGCCGCCGATCCACCGGCAGCAGGGGATGGTTTGGCAGCTCCTCGCGCACCAGGTTGATAATTGCGGCCAGGGCGCGGTTGCGCTCGCAAGCGCTTGCCAGCAAAGCCCGATCCATGGCCTGCGACTGGGTCTGGGCGGCGTGGTCTTGCTCCAGTTCGGCGATGCGCTCGCGCGCGCGGCGCCGCTGATTTCGTCCGTAGCGACGGCTCATCAGAAATTCTCCATATCTAAACCCGCCCGCGCCGCGCTTTCGATGCGCTCGGACGCGTGCTACAACTCTCGCAACCTCGCCACCGGATGCCCTGCGCCATGAGTTTCGACACAGACCAAGAAATTGAAGACTGGATAGGCACCAACGGAATAGATGCTTTCAGGCGTAACGCGGAGAACGGCGGTTTTTCGGGCCGCCGCAGAGCGAATGCACTTGCGTACTTGCGGCGGACTGATGCGGATAATGCCGGCGCTCGGGACGAACGCCTCGTGAAGGCGGCAGAGGATTCGGCCCAGGCAGCCAAAGACCAAGCTGTTACGGCCAAGAAGGCGCTAAAAGTTTCGAAGTGGGCGATCGGTATTGCGATCGCCGCAGCAGTCTTCACGTTTGTGCAATGGTGGCTCCCCCGGCACTGACTCATACACCTTCCCCTCCGCGCACGGCCAACGCTGTGGCGATCGGCCGCACCCAGATGGGCATCGACGACAGCTGGAACGAGTCGCCCGCGCGCGACAGCAGGATGGCGCGGCCGATTTCTTCGGCCATGGCTTTGGCGGCCTTGCGCGGAACGGCATTGCCGATGCGTTCGCGGTGCGCGCTGTCCGACGAACCATCCATCTGGAACACCTCGCCACGTTCCTCGGCCTCGGCGTAATCGTCGGGGTCGTACAGACTCTGCAGGGCGGCCAGCTCCAGCGTGGTGAAAGGCCGGTGCCAGGTGCCATCCTCGGCCACGATGCGGCACACCAGCTTGTCGTTGGCCGCCGGCAACGCGCGCGGATCTGCCACCGACCATGAGCCGTTGTCGTGGCAGGCTGACGCCGATACGGCGCCGACGTGCTTGTCCCAGGCGGCCACACCGTAATGCCCTGCGGTCAGATGGTGATCGCCGCGCTCGCGGGCCAGGCCCGGGCGGGGATCGGCCACAGCGAATGCGCCATTGGCATAGCCAGCAATCACCGCGTGCGAATGCTCATCCCATGCAGCCGTGTGGAATTTCCCATGCAGCTTGCTGGCGTCCGGGCCGCCGCGCGGATCCGCGACGGCCTGGCCGCCGCTGGACGGCCCATGTCCGGCGCTGACGGTGCCGGCGGTGCCTTCCCACGACACAACGCGGAACACGTTTTTGTGGGTGTCCTCCCCAAACCCGCGAGGGTCTGCCACGCATTGCCCGGTGCCATGGGCGCCAGTAACGGCGCGCGCGGCGGCGTCATAGCGCACGATGCGGAACTCGTTGCTGTGCTTGGCCGGGCCGTGGTGCCGCGGATCAGCCACGCTGTACGCGCCCTGCCCTGGGCCTTGCTGACCCGCGATCGCACCGGTAGATGCGTCCCAGCGCCGCACCCCGTAGGCCTGGCCATCCTTCCACGCTGAGGAAGGGTCAAACCGAGGATCAGCCACGGAGAAGGCGCCGTTCAAGGGCAGAGATTCGCCGGCAACCGCGCCTGTGGTGTCTTCCCACCTGCGCACGCCGAGCCCCCCGCGGTACATCTGCGGCACCAGCAGATAGTCCTGCAGGTAGCCGTCCTGGACGGACAGGCGATTCAGGCTGCGCCAGTCGCTACCGGCCTCGACGAAGGCCAGCCGCACCCAGGTTTTCCAGCTCAGATTCGGGATGCGGTGCATCGGGCCGGCGCGCAGATCGCCCGGCAGGTGCATACGGCCCAGGATTTCGCCCACGGCGCGTAGCGGGCGCTTGGGTGGCTCGTAGATGAACGCCGGCACCTTTTCGGCGTGGCGCGCGATCAGTAGGAAGCGTTTGCGGCTTTGGGCCAGGCCGCCCAGCTCGCCGCAGTCGTGAGCGGTTTCGCGCACGACGTAGCCATAGTGGCGCAGCAGCTGCACGATCTGGTCTAGAAAGTGGCGGCCGCGCGAGGCGATGCGCGGCACGTTCTCGAATAGGATCACTTCGACGGGGTCGTCCTTCCAAGCCTCGAGGGCCAGCCAGATCCCCCGTAGCGTCAGCTCGTTCAGCGCCTGATACTTGGCCGTCAGGCTACGCGAGTGCGAGAGCAGCCCCGAAAAGCCCTTGCACGGCGCCGACAGAAAAAGGATGTGCGGGCGGCGCCCGCCAGCAGCTGCGCGGATGTCATCGGGCGTGGCCTCAAGCCAGCCGGCCGGCGGCTCATGCCCATGAAAGGCGATGTACTGGTTGCGACTGAACAGGTCGCGCACCGTGCAGCGCACGCCCGTGAAGCGGAAGAAATCGGCCGCGCCGGCCGCGTCCACGTCGATTCCCCCGAGGCACACCATGCGCCCGCGCAAGCCGGGGATTTCCGGCTTCGCGTCCTGCATGCCCGCGGCGCCGATGCCGGAACCAGAAAACAGGTGAAAGTGGTTAATGTCGGAGACGGTCATGTCATCAACCCACCGGATTCGCGCGTGCGCGCACGTAGCCCAACGCGCCGAACGCGTGCTGCTCCAGCACGGCGCGGGCATATTCGGCCTTGGTCTTGCCGCTCATCGTCGCGAGCGCGGCGATGGCGTCGTACAGGTCGCTGGTGCACGGAATGTCCAGGCGCTCCGTGCATTTGCCGGCGGCGGACGTTTCGGAGGGACGGGACTCGAGGGAGTGCAGGATTGGAGTGCTCATGGGATTCCTATCGGTTATTTGTCGGCTGGCCTAGCAGTTGCCCGATCGGCACACTGCTGTGCATGCGAAATTGGCGAGGTCCCCTTCCTGCGGCTACGATCGGCAGTGCCCGTACCATCCGGGCGTGGCGACCAACCACAACCAACCTTCATCGCAGGAGGGGATCTCATGGCGAACAATCTGTTTATTACGTACGACCTCAACAAAAGCGACAAAAACTACGAAGGCGTTTTCGAAGCGATCAAGAGCCTCGGCAATTGGGCGAAGTATCAAAAATCAGCGTGGTACGTCCGCAGCAACTACACCGCCGACCAGGCTTGCGCAATCGTTTGGGCGAAGATGGATGCAAACGACTCTCTGATGGTTATCGACGCTTCCAACAACTTGGCGCGTTGGCAAGGCCTCACGAATCAAGTGGCAACTCACATTCAGCAGAACTGGAACCTGTAGCTTTGCCGGACTTGGCTGCGTCGAGCTGGCGCGCCGAGTCCGATCCAAATGGCAAACCGTCCACGTGCACCAGCACACCAAACAGCTTGGCGACAACGTGGACGGGCCATAGCCTCCACTTCTGGTACTGCGTCGATTTCTGGTTGATCAAGACGTTCTCCGAATCGGGTTGGGAGGATGGGTATTCTGTGAATGAGGCCCGGTGCCAAGCCGATCACCAATCTGGCCGGCCCGGACGATTACCAGGCGCTGGCGTCGATCCTGTTGCCCTACATTCACGAGCAGCGCTGATAGCGGCGCGGCACATCGCTGCCGCGGTCAGCACCGTCAGGACAGCAAAATGGGACCGGTCGCCGGGTGGCAGCCACAGGTCCAATTCGTCGGCCAGCGCCTGCTGTAGGTACGTCGCCCCATTAGGCAAGACGGACACGCGCGCCAGCACCAAGCCCGCGGCATGCCGGTCAGTGGAGAAACGCGGCAACTGGATGGGCCAGGTATTGAGGGTTTCGGCAGGTATTCCGAAGACCACTTCCGCCACCGTGCGATCGAGCGCCAGCGCGGCGTCGTTCGGCCCCAATTGCACGGGCGCATCGGGCCGTCCAGCCAAGCCAGATTGCCCCGTTTCGATCAGATCGGCCCAGGTCGGCGCACACTGCGCGGGTGCGATCGGCGCGCCCTGCTCCCACACAGCCAAGATCCGCTCGGCCTCCTCTTCGGAGATCCGACCGCCGTTCCTCGCGCGGACGACCAGGCCTAGCGTCAACGACAGGCGCGGGGCCAAGCCGTTGGTCAGGACCGAGCCAGCGGGAAACCCTTCTGCTCGGCCGTCTGGCCAAATCCGGAATGCGTGGCCGTCAGGGGTCACGACTTCGAACAGGGGCGCAGAACTGGAGCGCTTGAGCTTGTCAACCATGGCGCCCTCCCCGCATGGGGTTCCCACGCAACATAGAATCGGAGGCGCCACACCTACCCATTTCTACGTTGGGGGAACTCTCTATGAGCAAAGAAATACTCGTCATGCTTCACCCGGATACATTGACGCACCGAATGCTTGCGGCAGCGGCGACGTTGCTTGGCAAAAACCCATTGCAGCTTTATCCGGAAACGCCGGACCGACCTGCGGCGCTGCAAGTGAAGTGCACACAGGTCGGGGCCACGGACTATGGTCTGGTCCGCCTTGTGCTGGGAGAGGACGGCCAATCGCCTGCGGTATCGGTGCGACCGGAAATGCTGATAGCAGTGTTCGATTCGGAAGAGCGGCTGCCAGCTGGCTTCCTTTCGGACTGAGCGCTCGATTGCGCCGTTCCGCCGCGATCGCTACCTCGACTTGCCCGATGAGGCGTGCAAACGTCGCCTCGTCGTATTGGCGCATGGCGCGGATGAGTTGGGTGGCGGCGTTACGCATGGCGCCCCTCTCGCGCGGCGGCGCGGGCGCCTTCATCCAAAGCCTGTACTACCTGGATAGCCGCGAGACGATGTACGCTGCCGGCCCAAGGATGCACACGCTTCCGACAAAGCCGGCCAGCATGCTGAGCCCCAGCAACTCCCAGCCGCAGGCCTCCCACCACAGATACAAGACGGGTTCGCACATGCAGATCACCAGTGAAATGTTGACGTTGATTGGCACTCTCGGAGGTGTTCTGATCGGGGCGATCGCCACGACGGTCACCACCTACATCACGAAACGATCCGAAGAACGCAGGCACTTCCAGCAGCTCGCTATGCAAGCTGCCATCGAAAGCTGGAAGGGAGTCATCCAGCACGACCGGGCTGGCCGTGTCGCGCCGCTGTCGCACTTCATCCTTCACACGGTACTGACATCCCAACTGCTCTCGCAGAAGGGACTCACGCCGGAAATCGTTCGGAAGCGTCACGACGAAATTTCCGCCATGCTCGCCACTCTGGAGGAGAACGCTGATGCCTCGCGGCGCAGGTGACTTTGCGCTAGACATGCCCCGCCCTCCCCGCTTTTTGGTCAGAAGGAGCTTCTTGCTGGACTTTTGCCTGGTCAGTGCCTGCCGCTTCGCTCCGCTCGAAGTAGTCGTGCAGCGCCTGCACCGTCTGAACGCGGGGATTCTTTACCTCCCCGTACCTCAATTTGCGTACCGTGCTTTCCGGCACGCCAGAGCCCTCCGCCACGTTGTGCAGATCGGGGAATCGAACAGCGCTCAGACGTGCGAGCACCGAGGTGAGGAATGTCGGCTGATTCATGCGCCGCATTTTCAACCCATATTTGGGTTGCGTCAACCCGCAAATGGTCCACTAGCCGGGGCATAGTTCCATTTATGGGTAAAAAATCCGCTGCCGAAATCGTTGGCGCAAATCTCGATCGATTGATGACCGATGCTGGTTTTTCTAACGTCACGTTGGAAAACCGGCTCTCTCGCCGTGTCACGAAATCGACCATTGGCCGCATTCGTAATGCAGAGAGCAACGCGGGGATTGGGAACATAGAGGAAATCGCGCACGCGTTCGGTCTGGACGCGTGGCAATTCCTTATTCCCGATGTTTCGATCACCGACAAGCCTCGGCTAGCGGGATCTGCTGCGCCAATCAGTAGCGCGAGCGCCAGCCCCGCCGACGTCGAATTGTTGGCGCTGTTTCACCAACTGGATGACACGTACAAAGCGCTGCTCCTCGCGGACGCGAAAAAGTATCTCCAAGTGCAGCAGCCCACCATCAAAAGCGGCAATCCCAAGAGGGCTAGTGCGTCCTAGCATTCGCTTAGTATGGTCCGACGGGAAAAAAATTTGGCCAGATTGAAACAAAACCAGTCAAAACATGAGCAAACTCATACTCTTTCTACGTTTGGCTTTGGCCGTGTGTGCTACGGCGGCGCGTAGGTCCCCTCTCCCAAACACCGCAAATTCGCCGCGAAGTTAGACCAATTTGGCGCACTGAAAAAGCGGTTCGGGATGCGGCCTCCGACTCATCAGCGCGCGCTGCATCACATGGCAAGGATTTTCCCGAATGTGGGGACTCAATAAACAGGAGTGTGTGCAAACCATGAAACGAATCACTGCGGCAGCTGCTTTGGTGGGTATCACTGCGATCCTTTCGGGCTGTAAACCCGACGCTGAGACCGTAGCGGAACTGCAGTCGCTGCGAAACATCGCCACGGAACAGGGGAAAGCGCTCAGCCGATTTGAGGCCGCGCGTTCTAAATTGACGGCTGATGTTGAGAAGCTGCAAAGCGAGGTGCTGAGCCTCCAGATCGAAAATGCTCTTAGCAGTGGCGCCGGCAAAACTGCGACTCTTTCTGTGACGGAAAAGGGCTATAGCGTCGCTCAAATGGACATTGGCAGCGTCACACTCGCGGTCAAGGACGTTGCCCCCTATGCAAACGGCGTCAAGGTCAAACTCAACATCGGCAACCCAACGTCAGCAACCTTTCCAGGTTTGAAGCTGAATGTCGTTTGGGCGAACGCGGCGCCGGGCACCAAGAACTACGATCCGAGCACGCGTCAGACGAAAGAGATCGATATCACGGGCGAGATCAAACCAGGGATGTGGAACACGGAAGAGATCGTGCTCGCGCCGGCCAAACCGGATCAGATCGACTACTTGACCATCAAACCATCTGCTCCCAGCGTGATCCTTAGAACGCCCGCTGAGCGGAAATAGGAACAAACTAGCCCCACCACTGGGGCATATTTTTTTTCCTGAGCAACCCATTTTCGGGTTGACTGACCCACAAATGGGTTGTAAATTCCTTTCGTCGACCCATTTGTGGGTCATTAATGTCGATAGGAAGCTATGCAAGCCCTCAATTCGGCACCCACGCCGGCAAGCTACCAAGCCCTGGGCGAAAACAAAGACGCCGCAATCCGCGTAAGCCGGCCCGAACTTACCGACGTCGACATCCTCAGCGTCCTCTGCGACCTGTTCGCCGGCCGCGCCACCACCGCGTTCGGCGAGGCCTTGGACTGGTGGATCGAAACCCTCCAGTGCGACCTGAGCCCGAAGGCGGCGGCCGGCGTCGCGCTGTCGGTCATCAGCAAATGGCACTTCGATCAGCGCGACGGCGCCGATGGCGTTCAGCAGCTGCAGGCCGAACTGCTGCAGCGCGCGCGCCGCCTCCTCGACGAGCAGTCGTTGCGCAACAAGGGAAAGGCCGCTTGATGGGCTTCCTCATCGTCGGCGCGCTCTCTCTGTACCTCGAAATCCGCGGCTGGCTCCAGGCGCGCCGCCAGAGGTCACGCAAATGATCACCGCCGCCCTCTTCTTCCTTCCCCTTGCCTTCGTCATGGCCCGCGCCATCGACCTGTTCGCGGCGCATCGCCGCCGCACCGACCCCTGGAGCGAACAATGAGCGTTTCCCCCCTCCCTTTTTCGGCGCTGCCGGTGACCCTGCAGGTGCCCCAACTGCGCCCTGGCCAACTGCGCGCCAGCGTGCTGCAGACCCAGATTACCGACCTGGCCGACGCGGCCGACCTGGGTTGGAACGCGGCTGTCGTCGCGATCCAGCAAGACCTGGTCGGCAACCGCCTGTACTCCGAGCGTGCCGTCGTCGACGTGCACGAAGCGGCCCAGCGGAGCAGCACATCCCAGGTGGCGCAGCTGATCGACGGCCTCAGCACGGCGATCGCCGAACTGCAGGGCGCGATCCAGGCCAAGGATCTGGCGGCCGCAAGCACCGCGCACGCGAGCCTTGCCGCAGCCCTCGCCACCTATCAGCTGGGTTCGCCCCGGAGCGCCGCATGACCGCCGCCACGCTCTGGGTGCTGCTTGCCTTCTTGCCGCCCGGCGAAGACCGCCAGCCCGTCACGGTGATCGAGCGTTTCACCACCCAGGCCGAATGCCTCGACGTCCTCGACGTCTTCCCGCTGACAACCCGCGTCACCTTCGACTGCCTGCCGAGCGAGCAGATCCGCACGGGCGCGGCCACCTTGGAGAACCGCCCGCTATGAACACCCACGACATTCAGCGCGACGCGCTGGATCACATCATGCGCACCGCGCGCGCCAGCTCGTCGCAGACGCGGCGTCTGCGCTGGATCGCCAGCCGCGCCGAGGCTGCGCTGGATGGCCGGCCTTACGTCGCGTCCGAGCATGACCAGCCCAAGCTTGTGACCCAGGCGGCGCTGCAGAAGAGCAATCTGCAGCTGCGCCTGGTCAATACCCGCCTGCGCTCCGCACTGGCGCAAGTGGCCGGAGGCGCCACCGGATATCTGGACCGCGACACCGAGTTGGCGCAGATCGCCCAGGCCGCGCTCGACGCCGAGCAAGGGAGCCGAGCATGACGCCGACTCGCAAGCTGATCCGCGCCGACGGCGCCGAAACCGTGCTGCACGGCCCTCATGCCATCCAGGACGTTTGCCAGATGATCGGCGCCGACGCGCTGGACACCGTGCGCCTCGCCGACCGCGTGCACGTGATGCTGGTCGATGACGACGGCATCAGCAAGGGCCTGCCCGTCAACCCCGCCGCGACGCGCCTGTACCAGGACGCCCGCGGCGTGCCCCACCAGATCCGCGGCGACGTCGTGATCGTGCCGGACTCCGACTATGCGAGGCATGCATGAGCGCCCAGCACACGCCCGGGCCGTGGGTCGTCTCCCTCCGCGGAGCATTCTTCACCGATGTGCGCGCTGGCGACGCAATCACTGGCCGCCGCATCGCCTGGACCTGGGTTCAGAACCAGCCTCGTACCCGTGAAGGCGCGCTCTGCACCGCCCAAGAAAATGAGGCCAACGCGCTTCTGATCGCCGCCGCACCCGATCTGCTGGCCGTCGCCGAAGCCGCCCTGTGGGAAGACGACGGTCTGTCCTGCGCCGACGCACTGCGCGCCGCCATCGCCAAGGCCAAGGGGGAGCAGCCGTGACCCGTCGTCTCCACATCGTCTGGCGCCGCGCGCGCCGCACCGGCCGCGACCTGGACCTGGCCGCCTACGCCGCGGTCATCGCGGGCGGAACGCTCTTGCTCGCCGCCTTCACGGGCGTGCTGGGTCCGACGCTCGACGCCCACCAGCCGCAGCAGGCCAGCGCCGCGCGCCACGCCTCCCGCTGACCGGAGCCACCACCATGCAACCCAACATCTTCAAGGTCCGCGCCTCCAGCTGGGGCCGCCTGTTCGATTGCGCCCACGCCTGGGAAGGCACGCACATCCTGGGCATGAAGAAGCCCGCCGGCATGCGTGCGCTGCTGGGCACGGCCGTCCACGCCGGCACTGCCGTCTACGACCAGGCCCGGCTGGACGGCAACCCGTGCACGCCGGACGAAGCCGCTGACGTGCTGGTCGACGAGCTGCACAACCCCGCCTATGAGGTCGATCACGCCCAGGATGGACTGACGCTGGCGAAGGCTGAGGCGATCGCGCTGACCGTCCTGGTGAAGTACTGCGCCGATGTCGCCCCGCAGTTCACCTACATCGACGTGGAAACGGCCCTGGACCCGCTGGACATCGATTGCGGCGGCGGCATGACCGTGCGCCTGACCGGCACCATGGACCGCGCCCGCGTGGCTGAAACCGAGGGCGGCATCGTCGTACCCGACGTGAAAACCGGCGCCCGCGTCGTCCAGGACGGCAAGGCCGTCACGCAAGGCCGCGCCGCGCAGACCGGCACCTACCAGCTCATGTACGAGCACACCAAGAAGGTGCGTACGGTCGGCTCCCAAATCATCGCCCTATCTACCAGCGGCAGCGCGGCCACGGCCGTGAGCCCCATTTTCGACGCCCGCCGCGTCATGGTCGGCGAGCCCGATCAGCCCGGCCTGCTCGAGCACGCGGCAGCCATGTTCCGCACCGGCCTTTTCCCCCCGAACCCCTCCAGCGTGCTGTGCAGCCAGAAGTACTGCGCGCGCTGGTCCTCCTGCCTTTTCCGATAACCATAGGAGCCCCGCATGTCCCTCCATCCCGTCAGCCGCGACGTGTTCGTCCGGCGCACCGACCAGGCCGGCAAATCGGTCGTGACCCAGCACCTGGCATGGGATCCGGCCGAATTCCTGGTCAGCCAGGTGAAGCAGTACGACCGCGACGCCAAGCCCGCAGAACGCCAGACCGTGGCGATGGCCACGGCCGCCGAATACCGCGCCTACCGCACCCAGCAGAAGAAAGGAAACTGACCATGAGCCAACCCACCACCGTCCAGAACCTGCGCGCCGCGCCGGAAGCGCAGATGCCCGTCGTGGCGCCCGGATTCGGAAGCCTGCAGGGCTTCGAACTCATGCAACGCGCCGCACGTCTGCTGTCGAGCAGCACCCTGGTGCCCGTCGCCTATCGCCAGACGATCGAGAAGCTGGACCGGTTCGGCAACGTCAAAGAATCGCGCGAGAACCCGAACGCCCTCGCGAACTCCGTGGTCGCGCTCAACATGGCGCAGCGCATGGGCGCCGACCCGCTGATGGTCATGCAGAACCTCTACATCGTCGAGGGCCGCCCGTCCTGGTCATCGCAGTGGATTATCGCGGCCATCAATGGCTGCGGCCGCTTCTCTCCCCTGCGCTTTCGCATTGAAAGCCGAGGCGAACGCGAGGTCGAATACAAGTCGACGTATTGGGACAACAACCAGCGGCACACCAAGGTTGAGAAGGTCAAGATCAACGACAAGGTGTGCGTGGCGTGGGCGATCGAGAAGGAAACCGGCGAGGTGATCGAATCGCCGGCCGTATCGATCGAAATGGCGGTGCTGGAAGGCTGGTACACGAAGAACGGCAGCAAGTGGCAGACCATGGACGAAGTCATGCTCCGGTACCGCACTGCGTCGTTCTTCGGCAAGCTCTACGCGCCGGAGCTCCTAATGGGCCTGCAGACGGTCGAAGAGGCCCAGGACATCATCGAAGCATCGACGGGTCCGGACGGCACCATCAGCGTGAACGTGGAAGAGCTCCGCGGCAACGCACAGCCCGCGCAACGCCAGCATGCGCCCACGAACGCGACGGACCTGGAAGCGCGCGAGCCCGCGGCACAAGCGGACACCTCCTCCGCAAAGGCGCAAGCCGAGGCCGGTAGCCCGGCGCAGGGCGCGGCAACGGCCGCCCCTGCCTCGCAGACGGAGCCGGCCGGCGCCCCGCAGCCCCAGCAGACTGGTGCCGGAGCAGAGGACGCTGGCCTGGATCCCGCCGCGGTTGAACACCAGATCGTCAATGCCAAGACCCTGGACGTGCTGGACCTGGCCAGCGACTCCATCGACGGTGTCGACGACCTGGGCGAACGCGCACGGCTCCTCGAGCTGTACCAGGCCCGCCGCCTGTCCATGACGGCGCAGCAGCAGCAGCAGCAGCAGCAGCAGCGCCCCTCGGGCCGCCCTGCTCGCCGCATGGCCGCGCCCGAGTAAGGCATAGGGGACCGACATGGTTTTTTTCCGCAACCTCTCGGTCTACTGCCTGCCCGCCGGGTGGGTGGTGACCCTCGAGCAGCTGACAAGCATGCTGGAGCGCTTCCCGTTCGTGCCCACCACGGACCTGGAAGCCGAGTCCACCGGCTGGGCCCCGGTCCATGAGGGGTATGGCTTGGTGCATGCTGTGCAGGGCCACCTGCTGCTACGAATGCGCAAGGAATCGCGCGTGATGCCCGCCAAGGCGATTGAGCTGCAGGTGCACGAAGTCGCTGCGAAGGTCGAGCAATCCCAAGGGTTCAAATCCGGCAAGAAGCAGCGCAAGGAAATCCGTGACCAGGTCATCACCCAGATGCTGCCTGCTGCCTTCCGGCAGCAGGATGACGTGCTGGTGTGGATCGACACGCACGCGGGCCGCCTGGCCATCGACAGCGCCGCGAGCGGTCCGCGCGACACCGCCATCAGCCTGCTGTGCAAGAGCATCGACCACTTCGTCCTGGAGCGCCTGACCGTCAACACCGCGGCGGCCGGTGCCATGACGGGCTGGGTGGCCGACGACGAAGCGCCGGACGGTTTCACCATCGACACCACGGCGGAGCTGCGCGCCACGGGCGCAGGCGCTGGCGCTGTCCAGTACGTGAACCGCCCGCTGGAGCCCGACGAGATCCGCCGCCACCTCCAAAGCGGAATGCAATGCACGCGTTTGGGCCTCACCTGGGACGACAAGGTTTCCTTCGTGCTGGATGACGAGCTGGTCCTAAAGCGCGTCATGCCCTGCGAGGCGTTGCACAAGGACGTGGAGCGCGTGGCCAAGAACGACGCCGAGACATTCGAAGCGGATTTCTACCTGATGGCCAGCACGCTGCGCCCTTTGATCGCCGACCTGGTCGACGTCCTGGGCGGCGAACGCGTGGACGATCGCCAGGCCGATATGTTCCGCCCGGCCACCGGCCCTGCGCTCGCCGCCGCCGAGGGCGGCGATCACCTCGTCGACCCGCTACTGACCGACGCCCGCCGCGTCGTGCTCGAGTACCGCCGCCCCTCAATTTCCGTCATCCAACGCCATTTGCGCATTGGCTACAACCGCGCCGCGTCGCTCCTTGAATCCCTGGAGCAATTCGGCTTGGTCACTGCCATGCGCCCCGATGGCACCCGCGAAGTGGTTTACCCCCTTTAAGGAGCAGTCATGCGAATCAACCGTATCACCATCGAGAACTTCCAGGGCGTGCGCGCCGTGGATCTGGACCTGCGCACGCCGGTGGCGCTCATCGCTGGCGCGAACGGCGCCGGCAAGTCCAGCGTCGCCGAGGCGGTACGCCTGGCAATGCTGGGATCGCCGGAGCGCGTCGGCCTAAAAAAGGAGTACGGCGCTCTGGTCACTGACGGCGCCAAGGGCGGCGCGATCGTACTGGACTTGGCCGAGGGCTCTGTCGGCATCAGCCTGCCCAAGGGCACGCAGTCGGGCGAAGGTCTGGTGCCGCAATCCAGCGCCCTGCCCTTTGTTCTGGATCCCCAGCGATTCGCCGCGGCCAAGCCTGATGATCGCCGCACCTTGCTGTTCGCCCTGACAGGCACGAAGGTCAAGCCGGATGACATCGAGCGCCGCCTGCTGGAACGCGGTTGCAACGCCGTGCTGGTGACGCAGATCAAGCCGATCCTGCGCAGCGGGTTCGCCGCCGGAGCCGACCACGCCAAGCAGGAGGCCACGCAGGCCAAAGGATCCTGGAAGGCTACGACCGGCGAACAGTGGGGCAGCCAAAAATCGGAAGGCTGGGCCGCGGATATCCCGCCGTTCGACCAGGCCGCCCTGGCGGGCGAGCGCACTGCGCTGGCCGGCGTCGACGCCAAGCTGGAGCAGAACACCAAGGCGCTGGGCGCGCTGGAGCAAAAGGCAGCCGCCTACGCGGCCGCCCGCGACCAGGTCGCGGCCCGCCAAGCCAAGGCCGCCCAGCTGCCTGCGCTGCGCAAGAAACTGGAGTTCGACCAAGGGGAGCACACCAAGCTGGCCGAGAGCGTCGCCGCGCTGCAAGCGAAGGCGGGAACTGGCCCACGCCAAGGTGTGGTGCACAACCTGGCCGTCAGCCTATCAGCCTTGATGGACATTCGGAACGACAGCGAGGGAGTGGCCGGCTATCACCGGAACGGAGAAATTGCTGATTGGGCCGAGTTCGACGACGAACTGAACGCGGCCCAAGGCTCCCTAACAGCCTACGAGAACCAGTACGGGAAACTTGACGCCGCCGGCGACGCCGAGGCGTCCGCCGCGCTGCCCAAGGAGATCGAAAGCCGCGATCTGATGGCGCGCAGTATCGAGAACGATCGTCGCGACATCGCTGCTGCCGAAGCGGCAGCAGCCCAGCTGCAGGATGAGGCCGCACCGGTGGAAATCCAACCCACCGACGTCGAAGCGGCCCGCGCCAAGGTGACCGCGCTGCGCGCCGAGCGCAAGGCAATCGATGATCGTGTGCAGATCATGCTGAACGCCAAGCAGGCGGCGACCAGCGCCACGGAGCGCACGTCGAACGCGGCCCGCTATCACACAGAAATCACCGACTGGCTGGCGATCGGCGACGCGCTGTCGCCCGACGGCATCCCGGGGGAGATCCTGGCCGAGGCCCTGCAGCCGGTCAACGACAAGTTGACCGGCCTGGCCGAGCTGGCGAACTGGCGCGCCCCGGCCATCGACGCCGACATGGGAATCACCTGGGGCGGCCGCGCCTACCGCCTGCTGTCGGAGTCCGAACGTTGGCGCGTGGACGCGCTGATCGGCGCCGCCCTGGCCGAAATCTCCCGCCTGCGCTTGCTGGTCCTGGACCGCTTCGACTGCCTGGACATGGCCGGCCGCGCCGACGCGCTGGGGCTGGTCGATGCGCTGGCCGCCGACGGCCACATGGACACCATCCTGGTGCTGGGCACGCTCAAGGCTGCACCGGCTGCCCCCTCTGACGCCTTCACCACCTTCTGGATCGAAAACGGCACCACCGAGCAGCCGCAGCTGCGTGCCGCCGCCTAAAAAAGAGAGCCCCGACATGAAAAACCTGAAACTGTTCTTCGATACCGAAACCACCGGCTTGCCACTCTTCAAGGAGCCGTCCGAACACCCTGACCAACCGCACATTGTCCAGCTGGCCGCGGCGCTGGTGGACATGGACACCCGCGAGGAAATCGCCAGCATGGACGTCATCGTCCGCCCGGACGGCTGGATCATTCCGGACGAGGTTGCCGCAGTCCATGGCATCACCACGGAACACGCCGCAGCCGTTGGCGTGCCTGAGTCGCTGGCCCTGTCGATGTTCCTGGAATTGTGGGCCGGGCGCCCGCGCATCGCCCACAACGAACAATTCGACGCCCGGATCATCCGCATTGCCCAGCACCGCGCCGGCGAACTTGAGCAGGACCTGGTGCGCTGGAAGGACGGAGCCACGGAGTGCACCGCGCGCCTGGCCACACCTATCGTCAAGTGCCCGCCCACCGCCAAGATGCTTGCGGCCGGCCGCACGCACTACAAGACGGCCAACCTGGCCGAGGCCGTGCAGTTCTTCACCGGTAAGCCTCTGGAGAACGCACACAGCGCCATGGCCGACGTGCGCGGCTGCATGGCCGTCTATTTCGGCATCCAAGACATGCAACCGGTGGAGGCCTGACCATGCACCCGTACTTGAACCGAAAGGACCGGCGGCAGGCAGCGCGACTGGAAGGCCGCCGCGCGCGATCGCCGCGCCACGCATTCCGCCCCAAGGCGTCGCCCATGTTGGTCGGCGCGGAGATTGTCATGCGCCCGCTTGAGCAGCTTTTCGACGAGCTGGAGCGGACAGGTGCCGTCTCCGTCAACGCTCGCGGCTTCCCGCAGTTCCTGGCCTGCGACGGCCATTGGTACGAGGCTGCGCCGGCGATCGAGGGCCTTATCTGGCACTTTGAAATGTGGTCCACCCGGCACGGCAAGGAATTGCCGCTGCAGCCCCTGCGCGACCTGCACGTCGCCCTGCACTACCTGGTCCCGATCCAGGAACAGACCGTCCACGCCTTGCGCGACGCGCTGCCCGTGCTTCGCCGCGTGATGGCGCTTGGGCAGCCTGACGACCAGATCGACCTGCTGCAGCAGACGCGCATCAAAGCTGCCATGGAGGGCCCCCGCGTATGAACCAGTCCATAACCTGGAAGGCGGTGCCGGCGGAGCCCACCAGCAACTGGACCAACGCCTTCGCCGCACGCGGGCCGCGGATCGGTACGTTCGACACCACCATCCGCGACGTGCTGGCGACCGCCCCGGAGCCGCCGTTCGACCTGCAGCAGGCGCTGCAGGACGTGCGCGCCGCGCTGGCGTTCCTTCCGCCCGCCGATGCCGCTGTCGCAGGACTGGATCGAATCATCGCCATTTTCGGCGCGGCAGCCGGCGGCACCCAGGACGACACCCTGGCGCGCATGGGCAATACAGCCGACCACCAGGAAGGCTGGTACGCCGGGATTGAGCGCGGGCGAGCCGAGGCACGGGATACCGCTGGGATCGGCGCGCGGCAGTTGCAGGAGCGTGCCGACAAGGTCGTGATCATGAACGCCACCGGCGACCCGGATCTGTTCCTGCAAGCAGTCAAAGACCTGCTCGCGGCAGTCCGCATGTTCCGCCCCACTTCGGCTATGGGCATTGCGCGAGATGCGGAGCGGTATCACGGCTTTCGGACAGCAATCGCAAATCAAGACGTGACGTGGCTCGACATCATCGACGAAGCGTTGATGGCCATGGGAACCGCTCTAGATGAAGCACCGACCGCCGAACAGGTGGATCAGGCTGTTGATGCCGCTATCGCCACTCGACAGGGTCAACGCACGGGGGACCCGGAATGACACCCCCCCCTCTGCAACGCTTCAAATTCCTGATTCTTCGCATGCCTCGCTTCAATGTCGGGCCAACAATGCGAGCACGCGCCAAGTCTGTGACGCTGGCCATAACCGTTCAGCGACGTTCGCGACTGAAAACGAAGCCAGTTTCCCGGTGTCTTTTCTTTCGTTCCGCAGGCACCAAGGATATGGACCGTATGACTACCTTTCGGCGATCCTTTCTTAGTCGGCCTGGTGTTGACGCGATATTGCTCAGCCTTCATAGCGGGTCGCTCCATCGGCAAGTTGAGTTCAGAAAATTCTACTCCGCGGGAGCACCCGTATGACCCACAAAAACAGCTTCGCGAGGGACGAATTCAGGAGGATCCGATAAATGTCCGACATTCCTCCGCGATTCATCCGCGTGGGCAAGGCGCCAGCGTATCTCGCGATGTGCCGCCGAGTATTCGATAAGGAAATACGCCCTCTTCTGCGGGAAATCAGCATCGGCAAACAAGGGATTGCCTTCGATCGCAAGGAACTCGACCTGGTCGCGGACGAGTATGCCGAGCGCATGGCAATTGACAAGGCAGCACCTGCGGGCAACGATGCCCAACGCAGCGAGCGCCGCCATAGCCAAGGAGCATCAAGCCTATGGGGCAAAAAACAATCACCGGACTCACGCTCAAGGAAGGTATCTGGCACATCGACAAGGTCGTCCACGGGCATGGCCGAATTCGAGGCAGCACTGGCACAGGTGTACGCGCAGAAGCGGAGCAATTCCTCCTTGCGCGCATCGTCGAAGCCCAGGCCGCCAAAGCCGAGCAGCAGGATCAGCGGAAGACCTTCCGAGACGCAGCGACCCGCTACCTAAAGGAGTACGCGCATCAGCCTTCAATCTGGCTCACCGGCACCTACCTGAAGCAGCTCGATCCATACATCGGCGAGCTGTATCTGGACGAGGTGGACGACGAGGCCTTGCAACCCTACGTTGAGGACCGCCTGGAGCTGGGCCGCGCGCCGCGCACGATCAACATCGCGCTACAGCGCGTGGTTCGCGTCCTCAACGTCTGCGCCAGAAAATGGCGTGACGAGGAGCGCAAGCCGTGGCTCCGGACCGTGCCCATGATAGAAATGCTCAGCGAGAAATCGCGACGGCAGCCGTATCCACTTTCATGGGATGAGCAGGCCATCCTGTTCAAGGAACTCCCCGATCACCTGCTGGCCATGGCCCTCTACAAGGTGAACACGGGATGCCGCGAACAGGAGGTTTGCAAACTGCGATGGGAGTGGGAAATCAAGGTGCCGGACCTGGAAACCAGTGTCTTCTTGATACCCGCTGATTTCGGCGGACGGTTCGATGATTCCGGCGTCAAGAACGGCGAGGAACGTCTGGTCGTGCTGAACGACGTGGCCAGGTCGATCATTCGCAAGCAGCGCGGCCTGCACCCCGAATGGGTTTTTCCCTACGAGGAGCGCGCGCTACACCGGATGAACGACACGGCCTGGCGAAGCGCACGCAAACGCGCAGCTGAGAAGTGGAAGAAGTTGCACGGTGTGCCTGCACATCCCAGCTTTGGCCGGGTCCGCGTGCATGATTTGAAGCATACCTTCGGGCGCCGACTGCGCGCGGCGGATGTGCCGGAGGAAGATCGTAAGGCGCTGTTGGGCCATACGGTTGGTAGTATCACCTCGCATTATTCAGCAGCCGAACTGACCAAGCTGATTGAGTATGCGAACCGCATTGCAGCAACTGATACGCGCAGTCCGGCGTTGACGATGCTGAAGCGGCGGGCGGCTTAA